AGCCTGAACCGCCCCAACTTGGCCGCAGTCTGACGCTTCTTCTCGGACTCCCTGCCTGGGTAATGCTCCCACTCGCGGAACTCATTACGCTTTTTCTTATCGCCCATCGCAACCACCGTGGCGCGCAGGCCCTCAATCGCGTTACGCGTGTCCAACGCCAACCAGTCACGCACATCCCAGCCGTCGCCGTCCTTCTCCCCCAAAAGACGACGCGCATAACGAGACCTGGCCGGCAGTCCAGAAATCAACAACACAACCTCAGCCGGCTCCCACTCACGCACCACCTCCACAAGGCGCAGACCGTAATGCTCCTGAAAATCAGGCACCAGTGCGGACCCATAGTCCGCTAGCGCCTCATGGAGGGCGATTAGTTTCCCAGGGTCTCCTGGTACTGGCCGAATGCGTACATCAGGCCCTCCATAGGCTCCGGCTGGTCAATTAGCCAGTTAGTCATCGCATCAGTGTCCTGCGCCGCCGAGAGAACCATGTTCTGCATTTGGGTGAACATGGCGGAGAGAGCGTCCATGTCTTCTGGGGTGAGAGTGTCGAAAGAGATGTTAGTGGTGGTGCCCTCCTCGTTCTTGAAGCGGTCCGGGAGGGCAGCAGCGATTTTTGCGAGGTCGAGCTGCAGGTTCATACGGTCAGCAGGCAGGAGGCGATTCTGTGGCTTAAAGCCAGGGAACGTTGCGATGTTGAGGTTGCTATGGTCAACATCGAACTCTGCGCCTGCGGTGGCGAGTGCTGGGGTGGTGTCTTTTGCGGTGTCGGTCATGGAGTCTCCTTACACAAAAATGATGGGGCGGCACCTATCTTAGGTACTACCCCATCATTATAGCGTGTTTAACGCTACCGTGAACCCGCAGAAGTCACAGTCTGCAGATGCGCCGCCATAACACTGCCCTTACCGTCCTTACCGGACGCATTAAGAATGGTGTACTTCACCGGCAGAGTCAGGAAGTTCTCACGATCCGGCTCCAGGTCACCATCCGGAGCGGAGGCGCCACGGTAATAGTGGATAACCAGCGGACGGTCACCGTCAATAATGACCACCAGCAAAGCAACCTCAACAGAACGATACGTCGCCGGAATAGTCACCTTGCCAGTCGTGGAATCCAGCTTCGCGCCGGCACCAAAACGATGCGTCAAAGGAATCTCAGACCACTGAACCGGCTTCACCGCAACAGTATCCGTGGTGGTAATAGGAGTAGTGCGGAACTGTGGATTCTCCCACACGCCTAGCGGTTCACCACCCTCAGAGTCAGCACCAAGAACCGGCAGGTCCTCAATGGAGGTATAGCCCAGAGGCTTCCAGGAGCCAATACGGCCCTGGCGGTCAGAATCAACCCACGAATCAATCTCGGATAGCTTCGGGGCTTCCGCGCCCACCTCAGCGTAGAATACGTGGCCTTCAGACGGTAGGAATACCGCCTCGTCAATATAGTCTCGATTAGTAGTGTTTGGAGTAGTCATTTACTCTCCCCCTCTGTGTCGAATGAACAACTCATATGTGGATGCTTGTCCGTCCCACGAGGGGGCGGATTGGCCAGTGATGTTCTCCGGCTCCATCTCACATAATACCGATGAGACAAACCAATCATTGGTTTCCCCCAAATAATTCAGATTGAGCAGCCGGTCAACCAACTCAACATGCGCGTCATACGCCCCCACCAAACCATCAGCAAAAGTCGTCACCGTAACCCGCACCCGAAAACTCCACCGAGAGTACCGACCATGCGGAACCGAACTCACCTGCAGCACAGAACGCGGACCAGCAGACGCATCCAAAAACTCATCCTCACCCGACGACACCGCATGAGAATCAGAATCCAACGCCTCCACTAACAACGCAACAACATCCGGTCTAGGAAAACGCATCACACACCAGACCCATACAAAGCATTCAGCAAAATACGCTGACCAGGCACAACACGACCAGACGACGTAACATGCCCAAACTCAATAGGAACAGCAGCCGGGTCAGACGAATACACCATCCGGTCCTTCACACCATTCCTGCCAGGCACCACAGCCACACCCAACGAGGCGGAATACGCACCCGTCTTAAAATGCGCCGCAGCATTCGCCTTAGCACGTGAAAGAACCTTTTGAGCACCCTTATCCAACTCAGCCTGCACACCAGGCAACTTAGCCACCTTAGTGCCAGCGCCCTTATACACTCTTACGTCCAACGCTCCACCTGCTTCTTAGCAGACAACATCACAGCATCAAACGACGTCATGCGAGAATTACGGCTCATCTTCGGCGCGCCAACAACCTCATACTCCACACCATCAGGGCCAATAACCAGAGCATTAGAATCCCCCGGAAACCCCTCCATGGTGATAAAGCGCTTCATGTCAGCAACAGCCACACCCGTGCCCGCATAACGCTCCACGTCAGAAGACGATGATTCCTGCAGGAAACCACGACACAACACGCGCCCAATCTCCTCAGGAACCACACCGCCCCGACGATCCTTCACCTGACGCCTCAGCACCACAGTGACCGTGTGCGGAGCCTGGTTAAACAACATGCTCATGCCCAGCCCCCATACCACGGGAAACCATAACGAGTGCCGTCAGGAACACGCTCCCCAAAATAAGGGCCGGCATCATCACGCCGCGTCGACACCACACGCAAACCGCCAGTCTGAGCGCTAGGAGCAAAAGCCTTCAACGTCGACAACTCAGACGGTGTAAACACATCCGCCTTCGTCACCGACGAATCCAAACCGAAGGAATAATCCCCCGCCTGCTCCCGCGTCATGCGGTCCGGGTTCGTGTACAGCCGGCGCGCAGCCAGTTTCACAACCGACTGGGCAGCTGGTGGGATATTCTCCGCCGTCCACTCAGGTTTTGCCGCCACATGCCGAGCGGTATCAGACACAATGCTGATAACCCACTCAGCCAAGCCAACATCGAAACGGGAAGAATCAAACAGCGACTGCTGCAACTCCTCCAGCGTAATCAGACCGTCCAATTCAACCCCCCTCCATCAACTAAGCAGACGCACCAGTGGAGGCAGGAGCCTCATCACCAGTAAGCTCAGCCATCGTCTCAGTACCAGTCAGCTTCAGAACACGCTGCGGGTCAAGAATCTTCGCACCCGCAAAAGTATCCACAACAGCACGGTCGGTGAGAATATCCGGGTCATAGTCCTGCAGGTAACGCAGAGTGAAACCATCCTGAGAAATGGTGGACGCAAACGCAGCACCACGAGGAATGGTGGTGGTCTGGGTAACCAGCGCAACACCCTCAGCATCCAGGGCGTAAGCAGCGGTCGGGTCGATGGAGTAATCCACAATGACCTCGAAGCCGTACAGGTAGCCCAGGGTAGCCTGACGCAGCGCATCCTGAGTGCCAGCCTCATTGACCTTACGCAGCTGGTCGTTATCCAGGAACGCGGCCTCCCACGCGGCGCCCACTACAAGGATGCGGCCCGCGTTGGAAATACCACGCTGACCAAACACCTGAGACGCGGCACGCACAGCACGCAGAGCTTCACGCTGATTCGACGCCTGCAGAGACTTAGCAGTAATGCCCTTAATGCCGGCACCAAAAGCGCCGAACTTCTTGCCAGAGTCGCGGAACTCCTGGCGTGCCTTCGCAGCAACCTCCTCAGGGGTGCCATTACGGTCAGACGCCTTAGCCGGGAACACAGTACCGTCGTCAGCGATGATGGACCCCTTCGGGGCACCGTCAGCGGCAGACAGGCCATCCTGAATGCCGGACAGGGCACCAACAACCACGTTATTGATGTGATCGGCCACAGACTGAGCCATCGGGGCGATAACCTGCTGCTCCAGGTTCTCCAGGGTGAAGGTGTAGAAATCATCCGGCAGCTTCACCGCATTGTAAACCTGGTCGGTCAGCTCAATGCTGGTGTTGTCCTGGTACAGGTCAGAGTACTCAATGCGAGTCTCAGAGCGGCGCATATCGCGGGTGTAGACGCGGGCCGGGTCGATGTAGATAGGAGACGCGAAGTTCACGGTCATGCCACGTCCAGCCTGCTGAACACCAGTCAGCGGCTTCGCCAGACGACGAGCCAGAGTGGACTGGTAGCGGACAGCAGCCAGAGTAGAACGAGCAGCCTGCTCCGGCGTGTAAAGACTGTGGTTAGGTGCAGCCATTTTTTATTTCCCCCTCTAGTGGAAAGTGTTTAGCGCCGGTACATCCGAGCGCCGATTTTGTTTAGGTCAGTTTCTTGCTCCGGGGTTCCACCCCGACGCGGGTTCCCGCCCTGCTCCTGTGGAACACCAGGCGGGGTGACACGACCCTGATACCCAAGCATTACCAACAGTTCTTCAGCCGCCTTTTCCATCTCCTCGCGGGTATCACCGGTGAGGAATTTGATGGCGTCGGCTGGAAGACCTGTGTTGATGGCGATTTCCATTCGGTCGGCGCGTGCTTCCGCTGCTTTGAGTCTTCCGCGTAGGTTTTCGTTTTCGCGGTTCTTTTTGCGGATTGTGCGGCGCGCCTTCTCCTCTAGTCGCTCCACCTCCTCGTCGGTGGTGTCGTCGCTAGTGTCATCGCCGTCTGGGGTGTGGTCTTCTTCTGATTGTCCAGCATCCCCCTCGTCTGCTGGCGTGTCGTCACGCTGGTCATTGTTGGGGGTTTCGTCGCGGGTGGCAGTTTCGCCTTCCTGGGCGGTTTGTTCTGCTACGTCGCGGGGCGTAGGTGTGTCACGTTCAGTGTCCTCACTGGTTTGTGGGGTGTCCTGTTCGGTGACGTCATTAT